CATAAATGCACAGGACTTTATTCTACCCACCGACATATGTTGTTATTGCTCCAAAGGAGAGATGATTCCACAAGACGAGGAGGGAGTCATGATATGTAATAATCGCGAATGTGGGAAATTTGTAAATTTCATAACCGACAGTTCAAAACCATCAAACAAAGAGGCGCCCAATGAGGTTTCCTATACTGCCTATATTCGTTTGAACCATTTCAAGGAGATCCTATCTCAATTCCAGGCGAAAGAGACCACTCAAATTCCTGAATATGTGATCGAAGATATCCGTACCCGAATAAAAAAGGAGAGAATTCACAATCTAACTGAGGAAATAAATTACGACAAGATGCGCGAGATTTTACGTAAGCTGGGATACAACAAGTATTTTGAACATATTCAATACATAAATTCCATGTTTGGAATCCGACCGCCAATCATGAATGAGCGTCTACACGAGACATTATGCGTTCTGTTTATTGAAATACAGAAACCGTGGGCTATCCATTGCCCTGCAAACCGGACAAACTTCTTTAATTACACATATACACTCTATCAGTTGTGTGTACTTCTAGATCAGACACAGTATTTGCCGTATATACCTCTCATGAAAGACCGTGAGAAACAGCTTGAGCAAGACCAGATCTGGTGCAAAGTATGCAAAGACTTAGACTGGGAATATTATGCCACCGTCTAATTGAACCGAAATGTTTGCGATTCCATCTCCAGTTTTGCTTTCGCGACATCGGCCTCATATTGATTTAGTCGCTGGCGTACGAAATATAGTATAAGCGTAAATGCGGACAACAATGACAATAGATAGAGGCTTACTTGAAGCGATTTCGTTTCATTATCATCGCCGATATTTGTATCGGTAGTATTTGTGGTATTGTTCATTTAGAGGTGTGATATTGTTTAACCCTCCACAGTTCGATTCAATTTTTCAGTAAAAATTTATAGATGAACTACAAATTTTTAGATTAGGTGATGGGTTGGTTACATCCGAGGGAACCCTACGAGATTCGCGCCGATACCGAATCCCGCGCCACCCCTGGCAGAGGCCGCCATGGGCGGAATAAACACATCAAGGACAGAGAAGGTGGCAGCGGCAGTGAGCGCGATGATCACAATCTCCTCGACATTGAGGGACTTCTTGGGGATGGCGAAGGCGGCAATAGCAACCATGATACCCTCGACGATGTACTTAATAGCACGCTTGACAAGTTCGCTGAAATCAATACCGGACATTGTTTTATATATTATAGTATAATAAAAAAAATTGAGGAAAAATAGATTTATAAACAACATCCTAAATAGCGCGCCTCATTAGAATAAAGACCTCCCTATTCTCCTTAAAGTATTACTATTGGCAACTAATATAATATCAATCTAAAAACACTTAAATAAATCGGAGGATAGATTGTATATCACTAAATGTCCGAGTTTGAACGAAAAAATCTAGGGGACGGGAAAGAAAATCCTAAATATATCGACCTGTGCGACGAGGATCCTCCTATCGCCGGACAGAAGTTTGCATGTATGTCTTTTGTGAGTCCTGAGAAAATCCTAAAGAAGCGTGAGATTTTCCTATTTGAGCAGTTCGTTCAACAGTGGGAATTTGCTAAATGCATGGAGAGGACCACGGACTTTTTGAACTTTGTCTCCTATAAATATAACCTAAAGGTTGAGACTATCATGGCAGATTTTGCCGAGTTCGTGAAGGAAGAGGAAACGAAGCTAAAGGCCAGCAATCTGGACGACGATTTCAAGAACTTCATGGATAAGAATGAGGACAAGCTGAGTGAGCAATTCCAGCGCGCCCATGCATTCCAGACGTCGGTGCGTGGCCTCAAGTTGCGTGGTGTTTTTCCTACGCAGGAGGAGGCCGAGATGAAGTGCAAGAAGCTCCGTGATACCGATCCGAATCATGATATCTTTGTTGGTCCTATGGGAATGTGGATTCCCTGGGATCCGGATGCGTACAAGACGGGGCGCGTCGAGTTCATGGAGGAAGAGCTAAATCAGCTCCATCACGAGAAGCTCAAGAACGAGACCAAGGCGAAGGAGGAGTTCGAGCGTCGCATTAAAGAGACGAAGCAGAAGGCAATCAAGGAGAATATCGAGCTAGCGAAGAAGAGCGGAAACGTTCTCACTCAGACTCTGAATGAGGATGGTCAGCTGATTGGCGTTAAGGAGACTGTCAATTTCGAGGATCGTGAGGTGGCCGATACGGCGAGTGTGAATGTGCGAAATGAGTTGTTACGTGAATCGAAACGTGCTTAAAAAGGAGTTGCTATAAGAATAAAGATGTTCGATTTAAAAGTAATTCCTTATACGGCAATCTCATTGTCCGTTGTATCTCGTTTTATATTTATGTATCTGATTTATAGGAACAAAAGTGTGAATAGTTTTTCACTTGCGATTTGTCTTGTAAGTCTGGTTTCGTCCGGGATGTGGGTATATTATAGCGTAGAAATAGGTGATACTCCAATTACGGTACGCAGTTCGATCGAGATGTTGCTATTGATAACGTCGTCGATATATATTATTCGGAACAAACTTCATGCTAAACCTATCTTGCCATAGGTAGATGGAAATTTATTGTTATCCTATTGATAACAATAATTATATGAATTGATTTTGAGATTCAGTATTCAATCTTACTTGCGCCCACCCTTGCGACTCTTCTTGTTGCGCCTGCGCTTGGCACTGCGGTTGCGCTTAGATCCACCACCACGTTGTTTTTGGCTACGGCTACGGCGACGTTTTCCACCAACAGTCTCGGCCGCTAACCTCTTGGCCTCAGCTAACCTCGCTTCCTCCGCTAACCTCTCAGCCTCCGCTAACCTCTCAGCCTCTAATTCCTCAGTTGTCTTAGTGGTGACCAACGATGCCGCTCCATCTTTAACACCTGCAGCTGCATCACCAATAGACTCACCTACGACATTAGCTCCCTCTTTAACCTTTGCAAAAATACCTGAAAAAAAATCTTTATTATCTCCATTGGTAGGTGCTTCTGTTGACATTATATATATTATCCGAAGATAAATTTCTATACGCGCATCTCCCTAAATAGTTGCATAATAATAATCGCCAAACACAACATTATTTTTAATGCTTCGACTCAGTTTTGCCGCGCTGATTTTCTCCTCTGTTGCAGCCTTTGCAATTGTCTGCCATGTATCTAAAATCCTATGTGTAGTCGCCTCGTCCATTTTTTGCTCCTGAAGCTTCAGGAGCAATACTATTTGTTTGCTTGCTTTCAAAAGAAGGCAAATGCTTACCAGTTGCTCTTTTTCACATTAATATTGGCTCCTTTGCTAGCCTTCTTATTTTTCGATGGATCATATGCCTCGTCTTCATCGTCTGAACCCATGTTTTTCGATATTTCCCAGAACTCTTTCGAGCCCAACCTGAAATTCGGATGGTTTTCAGCCTTGTACCAGAAGATTTGATCCGTCAATTTGTTCGATTTTGCGTTGTTATTGATTACCAAGCACTCGTAATTCTCCGTTGTGTTGTCCATGACAGCACAGAATGACTCCAAAGTAGGAAACATACTCGCATAATTCTCCCAAATGCGCTTCCGATTTGTCAAGTATGGCTCGCGAAGTATAAAAACGTAATCAATGTTAGTGCGTAGATTGGGTGGAATACCCAACGGATATTGCATAGTTATGATCAACATGACCTTCCAGTGACGTCCATTCATAAATAAAAGGCGCATCATCTTATCACGTGTCCATGTTTGGTCATACAAGCAGTCGTCCATAATAACAAAGGCTCTCGGGTCGATAGTGGTACGCTTATATGTTTCGATCTCCTTCTTCATCTGCTTCATAACAGCCTTTTGCCTACGCAGAATGTTTTCAATAAGTACTGTATTATATTCATCGTGTATAAACAGTTTAGGCACGTGCTCTTTGTAAAACCCGTTACCTGCTTCAGTTCCAGAGATAACGGTACCGATTGGGATATCCTGATGATAGAATAGCAGATCGCGCACCAAGAACGACTTACCTGTATCACGACGACCAATCAAAACAACGACTGGACCCTTGTTTTCGTCTGGTCGAAATGTAATGTCTCTCATGTTGAATTTTTTTAGCTCTAGTGTCATTTATAAAATACATTTATAAAAATTAATACGAGTTCAAACGTTCATATCCCACAAATAATATGTGAAATACCAGTATAAAAAATGTCGACGATTACATTTCCATTTATTATAGAGTCGCGCAGTTCAAAACCTCTAAACCTAAAACATTTAGAGAATCAGTTTTCGCAGACATCTGATGACATTAGTCACGGTTATAATCCATTCCACGTCAAAACCTTACATAATTTCCAGCCCATATTCAAGTTGTTCTTTGATATAAATGAACATAATGCTGACTCGGTACAGCTCAACCATCGATATCAAATTTGCGATTTATCTACGGTATTGGATACCTCGACGAATACGCTGGTACCAAAGCCAATCTTCATTAAGCATTCGCCATTGCTAGATCCTATCCGATATATGCTGGGTAAATACGATACAGCAAATGATATAATTCGCACCTTACCCACGCATGACAATACCAGGCCTTGTTTCGATAAGTTGACAACTACGAATAATGCATCATATACGGATGGGTTTTTCTATTTCCTGTCTAGTAAAGTTCTTGAGGGATATGAGTTCCCCCATGCTGTTGATTATTACGGAGCATATCTAGCAGTCCAGGATAAATTTAAAATGAATATAGCCGATGATTATGATTATCTGAAAACATCTGATTTCTTCTTGGATAACGTGGGAAAATTGTTTAAGATTAATCGTCATAGGGTATTGTCAATGTCCAACAGTAATTCGAGAGGCAATAAGGATAGACTCCAGATTTCTGATATCGAGGTAAACACAGACATTGCAACCCTGGATGTATTGGATATAGAAACTATCGATATTTCGGGAGAATTGGAAGAGGTATACTGTAAGGTTGTAGTTGAAAAGGATGAAAAAAGCGAAAGTGACAGCGATGATGACAGTGATGATGACGATGAGGAAGATGGAGAAGAAGAGGGAGATGATGAAGATGAAGAGGACGATGAAGAGGATGATGAAGAAGAAGAGGATGATGAAGAGGAGGACGATGAGGAAGAAGACAATGAGGAAGAAGAGGAAGAAAATACAAACATTTTCGCATATATTGACAACTTTCCGATGCACATGATCTGCCTAGAGCAATGCGACGGAACTCTTGATGAGCTGTTTGTAAATGACGAAATAGACGATGAAACGGGAGCGAGTGCGTTGTTTCAGGTGATAATGACGCTTATCGCATATCAAAAGATGTTCCATTTCACCCACAATGATCTCCATACAAACAACATCATGTATGTCAAAACGGACCTCGAATATCTGTATTATAAATTTGATAAGAATACATACAAGGTACCGACCCACGGACGTATATTCAAAATGATCGATTTCGGGAGAAGCATCTATACGGTCAAGGGCAAGCTCTTTTGTAGCGACAGTTTCGCTACAGGTGGCGATGCCGCAACACAGTACAATTTCGAGCCATACTATAACGAAAAATATCCGAGACTAGATCCGAATTACAGTTTTGATTTGTGTCGCCTAGGATGCTCAATATACGACTTTATCAAACCAAAGACTGAATTATACAAGACTATTCATCGATGGTGCCAAGATGACAAGAAATTAAACGTAATCTATAAAAAGAACGGCGACGAGAGATATCCCGATTTCAAACTATACAAAATGATTGCGAAAACCGTGCATTTACATACGCCTCAAAGTCAATTGAAATTTCCATTCTTTGAACAGTTCAAATCAAAGGTATCGAAACAGGCGAAGGTAGTCGATATCGATGCTATGCCATGTTACGCATAATTAATAATATTTACGAATAATATTATTAATGTATATTTCTAGAATCCAGGCTGATCGGTGAAGATCTGTGTAGGCGCAGGAGTCGAGGCAAAATCTACACCTCCAATCATCTCAGCTACCGGTCCAGTAGCACTGAAAAACAGGAATATAGGAACTAATGCCGACATGAATACGATAATCAGGTCGCGAACAATGAGCTTGATCGGCTTGGTCTCTTTTTCGATGTACTTCATTTCTACCATTTTCACCAGAAAGTAAATGACCGTGATTGCGATGGTTAATAGAATAGGTTTATCCATTATATTAAATACGTAAACTTTTTATGCGTACATTTTACGCAAGTTCTTCAATTCCGTCTAATACAACCGCCTCATTTTTCTGTGTCGGTTTATTCATATCGAAAATGTCCATTTCGTCTAAATCAATACTGCCTGTGTGTATTTTGATGCGATCATCGTAGTCGTCCTCCTCATCCTCCTCTTCTAATTTACGTTGAATCGCCCTGGATGTGCTAATCTCCTCTAAGCGCTCAATGGTTTTAGGTGCGCTGACATCGCTGACATTACCCGTTGACGCATCTAACACACTATCAAAATCATTGAACTTCAGCTTGGTCAGGACTGGCTCGTTGTCGATATTAGATATCGATGGTACAACTTGTGGTCCATTATCAGTTTCTCCCTCTTTGTCGGTCTTCTTCTCCTCCTCATCACCCTTCTTTTCCTCTCCATCGGTCTTCTTCTGGTCGGCTTCCGGCTCGATATTCTCGATGATGACCTCCTCCTCTTGCTCTACAGATTCGTCCATGTATGCGCGGATGATTGCCTCGGTGGGAATACTGTCACGTATAGTTAACATAATACACTCTTGAACAATCTGCTCAAGCTCTCGGTTATTACGCTGGATTAGAAGGGGAGAAATATTCTTTTCGAATAAATACACATTCGAATAGCAACGACGCGCCGCGTGTATATAGATCTTATGAATAAAAGTGTCTAGATTCGGCGTGGCGATATCTATCTTCTTCTGCTTATTTCCAACGCGAACGCACGTAAGAACTTTCAACTGAATTATATGTACACATGTAATCAGATCGTCTAAATAATTACATCCACTTCTCTCGACAATACGCTTTCGCTCCTCTTCTATCATCGTAGCATTCCACTTGGGTACCCTAGCGATCAAACTCTGGAATGTCATCAAATATTTTCCGACTTCATCATTATCTAAACATAACTTCCACGATTCGTTGAAAATCGAGCGTATACCTTCTATCACTAAAGGTGTAAAAATACTAACCAGTCGACTGCACCACTCGTTCCTGGATTCCTGTAGATTCGAGAGAACAAAATCATCCATTTTATAGTTTTTATCACTATATTTTTATTGCACGACAAACGCAGGAAACCTACGGTTTCCCGCACCCTTCCCTTCACGGAGTACCTACGGTTATACTAACATCTCGCTTTTTACATGACAAAACCTAAAAAAGGGAAGGGTTCGGGAAACCGTATGTACTCCGCAAAGGGAAGGGTTCGGGAAACCGTATGTACTCCGCAAAGGGAAGGGT